AGAAGAGGACGAGAATTGTGACTCGTGTACAATATAAATGAAGACAGTATTTAATAAGAAACAAAATTTAGACGCTACAAAACAACCATTGTTTTTTGGCGAAGACCTTGCTGTACAAAGGTATGATACATTTAAGTATCCTATATTTGATAAATTAGCTCAACAACAATTAGGTTTCTTCTGGAGACCTGAAGAAGTATCTTTACAGAAAGATAGAAACGACTATGCTCAACTGTCTGAATCACAAAAGTTTATATTCACATCTAATCTAAAGTATCAAACAATGTTAGATAGTGTACAAGGTAGAGGTCCATGCCTTGCATTTTTACCTTTCGTAACTAATCCTGAATTAGAAGGTGCCATAGTAGCATGGGACTTCATGGAAACAATTCATAGTAGAAGTTATACATACATAATTAAAAACCTATACTCACAACCAAGTGATGTATTTGATACTATTATTGAAGATAAGAAGATTGAAGAAAGATCAAAAGCAGTTACAGAAGCATATGACAAACTAATCGCATTAGGTTACAAATGGCATAATGATCCTAAATCAGTTGATATGTACGAACTAAAGAAAGCATTATGGCTTGCGTTAGTAACTGTAAACGTACTAGAAGGTTTAAGATTTTACGTATCATTTGCTTGTTCGTTTGCATTTGGTGAATTAAAACTTATGGAAGGCTCTGCTAAAATATTATCTCTTATTGCTAGAGATGAATCACAACACCTTGCAATGTCACAACAAATAATCAAAGCATATCTTACAAAAGAGAATGATAAGGTTATGAATAAGGTAATAAAAGATACACAAAAAGAATGCTATCAAATATATGATGACGCTGTAAAACAAGAGAAAGATTGGGCAACTTATCTATTTCAAAAAGGTTCTATGATAGGACTATCAGAAAAACTGTTACATCAATATGTTGAATATATAGCAAATAGAAGAATGAGAATGATAGGCTTAGAACAAAAATATGAACACTCATCATCACAGAATCCATTACCATGGACTATACATTGGTTTAATAGCAGATCACTTCAAAATGCACCACAAGAAACTGAAATAGAATCATATGTTATTGGTGGTGTAAAACAAGATGTAACAAAAGATCAATTCAAAAAATTTAAACTATAATGGCTAAAGAAATAATAGAAGATAAAAATAAGGTACAAATTAGTTGTACAAACTGTGATGTATCATATTGGATAAAGTGGGAAGATGAAGACCACGAACCCACAACTTGTCCTTTTTGTGGTGCCGATACTTCCATACATGAAGAAGACGCAATATTTGATAATGAAGAAGAACAAGACGATTGGAATTGATTATAGTTTAAGCAGTCCTGCTATATGTGTATGTAGAGGTGAGTTTAAATTAGATAATTGTAGGATATACTATCTTACAAACGTCAAAAAATATGAAGGTAACTTTTATAATGGCAAAATAAATGGCAGACTACATCTACCCTATACCACCGAACAACAACGACACGATCAGATTTCCGAGTGGGCGCTTTCTGTTATTGATACTGCTATTGGTAATATTTTTATAGAAGGCTACTCATATGGTAGTAAAGGACTTGTATTCAACCTAGCAGAGAATATGGGTGCTCTCAAACATAAACTGTATAAACTCAATAAACGATTTCAATCTATAGTACCAGGTCAGATAAAGAAGAATGCTACTGGCAAGGGTAATGCAGATAAACTAAAGATGTATGAGCAGTTTACAAAAGATACTGGTGTTGATTTAGTCAAAGAATTTGAACAAACAAAACTCAATAATCCAGTAACCGACATAGTAGATTCATATTATATCGCAAAATATGGGTACGAATCGTAGATGTTCTCGTTTTGTTCTCATAATTATTCCTAAAAACCTAGTAAAATCAACGTTTTTAACGCTTGACAATTCCGTAATTTTCTGATATATTATGTGTATATATGACAAAAGAATGGTTTAAAAGTTTTAATATTATCTACAAAAGAGAATACGTTGATCCAGAATCAGAATATGATACGTTCTGGTCTTCAGCTACTATCTACAGAAATGTACCTATAGAGAAAATCAAATACTATAGAAAACAATTACTTAAATTCAAAGCCTATGCGAACAAGACGTATAGAGAAGACGCTACTAATTTCACAGGTGCTACTGGCATTGAGATAGTATATCCAGACGAGTACTATCAAACATATGCAGATGTATTCGGTCCAGAAACGGCTGCAGGTGATGACAATCTATTCAACGACTATGGTCAATTGTTTAATGGTAGACAAGGTTTCAGAAAAGATTTTGATCCTGACTTTACAAAGAATTACAAAACTAAAAAACTTAACCCAAATTATATTTACAACTTAAACTAAAGGAGACACTATGCAAATTAAATTAGGAGACATGATAACAGACAATAGAGGTAGAGTTGGTGAGATAGTCAACATCGGTATCGCAGTAAGAAAAGAAGACATTGCTGCTGAAGATGATACCTCATTAAATGCTAAAGAATACGATACTGATCTAGGATATACAGGTGCAGTTACCTTTGGGTCTAACTGGTGCTATTTTGCTCAAATAAAATCTGTATCAACAAAAGAAGGATCAGATGTTGATGTTGCAATTGAACAAGAGAATGAATGGTGGAAATAGTGAACGGTTATTTTGCAGTACAATTAGATAGACAAAGTTGTAACGTTGTAAAGAAACTTGCTACAAAAGATATACTTGTATCAGATCACGTTACACTTGCATTTAAACCTATTAAGAAAGTTTATAACAAATATTCTAAACTTGTAGGTAAAAAAGTGGGTGTGTTTATCAAAGGTTACAGAGCAAACAATCACATTGACGCATTATGGGTTGACAATATGGTTGATAAAGAGTACAATAGAATCAAAAGACATGATAAAGGCGCTGCTCATATTACACTATCACATAAGAATGGCTACAAATCAGGTGACGCTAACACTATGTTTACAAACCCTAAAGTAAAAGATAAGAAATACGGATACGTAGAAGGAACTATAAAGTATATTGATTATGACAAAAGATAAATGGTTAAAGATTAATAGAGAGTCGTTTACTAGAACTCTTAAAGGATTTAATAGACCTGACTATACATTAGATATAAATGGTCTACAAAGAAATTCTATACCTACAAGTGATAGAATATCTGGTGCATGTACTAAAGAGTCAAAACCTAAAGTACAGTTACCCGAAGGCAAGACGATCGGCATTGCCTACAATAAAGGTAACTACCAGGTAGTTGATAAAGCTGATTTTAAAACAATGGGAAGGAAGACATAATGTGGAATATAAAAAAATCATTACTATTTGCTACGTTATTAGTTACAGTAATACTAGTATCAATGAATATGGCAAGTGCTGATGAAAAGAAGACAATCACACCACAAGAGTTTGGTAATGCAATTGCAGAAACACCAGGCAAACTTGTAAATTTTATAGGTAGTGAAGTTGAGAAAACTAAAGAGTACCAAAAGAAGTCGTGGGCTGAAATGAAAACAAAGTGGCCTTGGACAATGTTTAAAGGTAATCAATAATGTTACACAAAATAAGTGATTTTTGTAAGAAGATTGATAGTATCAAAGCTCAGGCAGATAAGTTATACAACTTGAAGTATAATCATCCTAAAACGCCTGAGCGGGATGCTGAAGTGAATCATCTTATAGATGATATACAATCCACGTGTAAAATAGTGGCAAATGACACAAAACCCTATGATTTATAAGGGTTTTTAACGCTTGACAAATAGACTATTTTATGATAGAATTAATGAATAAACTAACAAAAGGACTATATTATGATAACTAAAGAAACTATATTTGAAGAATTTAAGATTGCAAAACAAAAAGACATTGCAAAATCAACAACTAAACCTCCGTACGAGAATGTGTTTACAAACAGAATTGCTGTATTGAGATCACATGCCGATACTAAAAAAACAAATCCTAAAATGTACAGAAATTTAGATATTAATTTTGATAGACTCATACTTGCCTATCAATCACCTGTACCAGTTGATCATTTTTACAAAGTTGTTTTCGGTATGACGTTGAAAGAATACGAACATAAAAAGATGATTGATGAAATGACCGAAAAACAAAAAGAAAGAGAAGAAGAAAAAAAGAAAAAAGAGAAAGAGATTGAAGGTGTTAAAGAAGTTACTTTTAATTAGTTGTTTGTTGTTCCTATGCAATTGTGCTAGTAAACAGTCCTATATTGGTGCGTCCACTACAGCGGCTGTTGCTGGTACAGCATGTTGGCAATACTTATCAGATAATCCTGCTGTCGTTGCTACTTGTGCAGTTGCAGGTTCTTTTAAGGGTGCAGATATAATGAACTCCGAAACAGACGATCAGTTAATGACAAGAGCATTTATAGATCATTTAGACAATGCTCCTAATAGTCCAGGGTTTACTACTTGGCAAAACCCTAAAACACAAAGTAATGGTATTATTAAAACTACAGGTTTCTATTTAAAAGGACCTATTAAATGTACAATGATTGAAACTACACACGATCAGAATTTAGATAACACTAGATTCTTTGATACTATACTATATGGTAATCCGTATAGACAAATGCAATGGCATGAGGCGTGTAAAATGCCTGACGGTAGATGGATGTTAACACAATGAAAAAATTTATAGACCCTAAAAATCCACACACGGTGGGTGAGAGTGCCTGGAATCTAGGCAATCATATATTACTAATAATGTTTGTTATGGCATTATTGTTTGTAGTAAAATCAAGTTATGCTGAAGATAGTTTTGAAAACACAATAAAGAAACTAGAGGCATTAGAAAACAATGGTACAAAAGTTGAATATGATAAAATACAACCTATCAAAGATCAATATTGTTTCATTAAAGTAGAAATTAAGCAATTAGACAATGGCGATATTGTTAAACAGGAAGTAGTAGAATGTGCAGATGGCCGAAAGGCATACGATGGCCCTAGTTATTGGGAGTTGTTTGCTCAATTCTATTATAGAGATATGTTTACACCTGCCTATTGCAGATATTATGAAAGGCCGAAACATGCCTATCATAAACCTGGCAAAGTTTGCCTTGATAAAGACGGTAATTGGGAGGTACGAAAATGATAAGAGGTATAATAACCTTAACGATTTTGTGGGTTATCCTTGCTTTTGCATGGGATCCATTTACATCAACAGTTGAGAAAACACAGGCTGTTGACAAAACAAAAGAAATAGTATATAATGTGTTTAATAATATGAAGGAGAAGGTGAATGAGTAAGATACTCAAATATATAATGATCGGTTCTATAGGTCTGTTACTTGCAAATTGTTCTAGTAGCACTTATAAAATCAAACAAGAAAAGGATAAACAAGTCCTTAAAGTACCATCTTGGTATATGAAAGATTATAACGAGAAGAAAGAATGTGGTACTAAAACGTTCGGCAAAGGCAAAGATAAAGTTTGTATCTTTGGTGTCGGTACGAGTGTTTCACCAGATTTAGAACTTGCAATTGAAAAAGGTATGATGATTGCAA